CGTTAGACCTAAAATAGTAGAGTGATTTAAGTTTATTCATACCATACCAATGAACATCATTTACATATTGCATATATTCATCATGTATTTTTTGACCTTCAGTTGCTTTTGGTAAAGTAAAAAATAAGTTTACAGATTGTGCTTGACATATAAACTGTTGTCGTTGATATGCATGTTCAACAATCCATATCTGATTTATTTCATTTGCAGTTTTAAATATTTCTTTTTCATCATCAGTAAGAATATTTAAATGTTGTACAGACCCGTCAGACCCTGCAATGTCTTTCCATATTTCTTCTAGCTTTTTACCTTTTAAACCTTTTGTTTTAAAAATCTTTTCCAAGTATTTGTTCCTAACTTGATAAGTGCCTGATAAAGTTTTGTGAGTATAGCAATTAGCTCTATAAGGCTCAATACTAGGAGAAGTACCACTACATATAATCCCACTACTAGCATTAGGAGCAACAGCAAGTAAGTTAGCGTTTCTACGACCCGTACCATGAATATCAGGAGCTTCTCCCCTTTCAATAGCCAACTCTTTAGTCGCTTCAGTTGCCCTTGATTTAATATAGACAAAAGCTTTGTGGTTAAAGCCAGTTGCGAAAATACCCTCGAAAGGTATGTTCCTAGATTGTAGATATGCATGAAACCCCATTGCACCCAAGCCGAGACTTCTTTCTCTATATGCCGAATAGGCAGATTTAGTATACCCCTCTTTACCTTCTTTAATATATTTGTTAAATCTGTTGTAATTTGCACTATAACCTCCTAGTTGTGATGTATCTACTGCATTTTCTATGTAATGTTCTATTACATTATCAAGCATAGTAATTAAATCTGATATAAAATTTTCATCTTTAGACCAAGAATCAAAATGTTCTAAATTAACAGAAGATAAACAACATACTGCTGTTCTTTCTTCATTAGTTGGTAATGTTATTTCAGAACATAAATTACTTTGTCTTATTTTTAATCCCAAATCTTTTTGTTCTTTGGGAAGAGCCTCATTACAAGTATCAATATTAATCATGTAAGGCTCTCCAGTTTCAGCACGAGCATTTATTATTTGAAACCATAAATCTCTAGCATTAATAGTTTTAACAGCTTCATTAGTTTTAGGGTCAATTAATCTCCAGTCTTCATCATTTTTAACAGCATCTAAAAATGAATTAGTTATGTTAATTCCATTATGTAAATTAAGACATTTACGATTAATATCTCCACCTGATTCTTTTCTAATATTTATAAACTCTTCAATCTCTGGATGTGATATATCCATATAAGCAGCATAAGAACCTCTTCTAGTAACACCTTGATTAAATGCTAACATTTGAGAATCTACTACATGCATGAATGGAATAGAACCAGTTGACTTAGAGCCATGAGTAGTAGATATACCATTACTTCTAACATCTCCCCAAAATCCACCGATGCCTCCACCTGAACTTGCCAACCATATATTTTCATCATAGTGAGCAGATAAACCAGACCTGCTGTCAGGAACATAATTAAGAAAGCAACTGATAGGTAGCCCACGAGTTGTTCCCCCGTTACTAAGAATAGGAGTGCTAAACATGAACCAACAGTCGGAACTGTAGTTATAAAGTCTTTGAGCCAATTCATAATCTGTTTCTCCTTTATATGTAGCACCAAATACTGATGCTCTTGCAAATGCTTCTTGGGCATGTGTCTCTTCATCCCAAAAGTATCTATCTTTTAATGTATCTAAACTAAACTTATCAAAGTTTTTTTCTTTATCATAATCTATTACAATTCCTAAGTAAGATTTAGTTCCTATTTTATCTTCAACCATTATTTTATTTCTCCATCCCAATCCTGATAATTTAAATGTATAGCTATTATAGCATAGTGTATAATTTTATACAAATCTAAATCATTATGTCCTTTCTTTTTACCATATCTCATAGCATACTTCATTATATTACCCATTACAAAACCTTCTCCATGTCCTGCATCTAATATCATATCAGTAGCCTGATACTTTTGATTTGAATAATGTTGATTATATGTATCATCTATATGATTTTGTATTTGTTTTATTATTTTATCTTCATTAAATTTATATTTCATTTCCATACCACTCATAATTTTTTACTAACTGCCAGTATCTTAATATACTATTAAACATTTCTCTATGTTTTTCATGAGACTCTTCATCCCATATATGACATAACACTATACTTGTATCAGCTCTGTCAACAAATATAGACACTCTTGTAGGATTATTTATATTACATCCTTGAGCATAAGCAGAAAGTTGCATACCATGTTCATCATAAACTAATCTAGCAGGGTCTTTACCTTTAAGGTTATCTTTGGTTTTAAAGTCCACAAAAATACCAGACTCTGAATACAAGTCTATCTTGCCACCATAACCTTGATTAGCACAAAAAGAGTCTTCTGCTATCCAGTTTTCATTAGGAAAGTTTTCATCTAACCATGCTTGAATAATCTTGTAAGGTTTAGATTTACCTTTACCAAGAAAACCTTTTTCTATTTGAGCATGTATTTTAGTTCCTTCTTTGGCTGCTTTTAATCCTATATTCTTAGCATCAGATTTACATTTATAAACAAATGATTCTAATGTTTCATCATTATAATTAGCTGCTAAATTAATAGCAGATTTTATAGCTTGTGTAATCTTCCAATTTTCTAATGCAGGTTTAGCAACCATACCTAGAATAGTAGTTACAGAAGGAACGAGTCCTAAACTTTTAGCATCTCTTAATGTGGTGTTTCTTTCTTTACCATTAGCACCAATAAGAGTATACATAGGTTCTCCCTCTTGGGTATACCAATGTCCAGACTCCGATGTAAATTTATTATAGTTATCTAATTTAGATTTGTCAAGTTGTTTATTCATTTTCTAAATCCTCAAATGTTTTATAGACATCTGATGTAAATAATTTTTGTATATTAACCAGCCACATACGACTTGCTTTGTGGTCTCCACCACTTACAGATTTTTTAAAGTCTAATTTTTCTATTAGCTGTTTAAGTTTTGGAACATCAAATATAAATGTACAAAATATATTATCTCCAATACAAAGATTATGAAACCAATAGTCTGCTTCTGTAGTAATAATGCCAGAGGGTTTGCCATATGACTCATACTCTATACATATATTACCTGTCTTCATCCACATTCCTCTTTCAGATTTAACTTCTATTTTTTTATTAGTCATCATCTCTGCTATTTTATCTTCTCTTATTTTACCATATTGTAAATCAATATCAAATTTCTTTCTATCTTTTTTAGTGGGTTTCACTCCAATTACCTCCTATTTTATATTCTCCTGTTAAATCACATCTCATTTTAAATTGTTGTGTGACTTTTTCTATACACTCTACTCCAAGTCTACCGATATAATCGGCTTGTGATTCTTTAACTTGTAACTGCCATTCATCATGTATGTTAGCTACAAAGTTTGCATCTATTGTATTAAGTTTAATTAATTCATACAAATTTATCATAGCTTGTTTCATTACAATAGCACCACCACCTTGTAGTAAAGTATTTAATGCTGCATGTTGACTTCTAACATATATTTTTCTTCCGTCAATACCTTTTAGAAATCCACGATTAGCAGCTTGTTGAACTCTATCTCTTAACTTTTTAAGAGCAGGTAAATTACTAAAGAATCTATCTTTTAAAGCTTTACCTTTTTTAATATCTCCATTTATAATTTTACCTATCTTTGCATCTCCTGCTCCATATACTAAAGCATATATAAATGTTTTAGCTTGGTCACGAGTTTTAAGTCCTGCAAGTTCTTGATTAGTAGAATGTATATCTCCATTAATAACTTCTTCAATATAATTAGCATCATTCATATAGTGAGCTAACATTCTTAATTCTAATCCACTAGCATCTATACCTACTAATTTATATCCTTCTGGAACAGTCCAACAAGCACGACACTCTTTTCCAAAAGGACTATGTATATTAGGAACTTGTGCCATGTTAGGATTTCTATGTGTCATCCTACCTGTAATAGTTCCATTAGGTATAACTCTACCATGAACTCTATCATCTTTTAGTTCATCAATCCAAGATGATACTTGTGCTATACGCTTTTGATACAAAAGAAAATCAGCAATAAGTTTAGCTTCTTTTATATGCGTAATCTTTTTAAGTGTGGCTTCATCTACAATAGGTTGACCAGTAGGAGTAAATCTATCTGGTTGCCAACCAAAATCTATAAGATACTCTCCTATTTGTTTACGACTACCTAAATTAAATTCAACTAACTTCTGCCTCATAAAAGATTGAGTATGGTCTGACTTTTGTATAGATTTATACTCTTCATCAGTAAGTCCACGCTTAGATAATGTTCCGTCTTTCTTTATATAAGGTGTAACTAACTTATCATCTACCCATTTAGGTTTAAATGTTTTTTGAACTTCATCTTCTACATCTGCCATGTTTTGTTTTAGTTCTGCTAATAAAGTCATAGCTTGTTTACTATTAAAATAAAATCCAGTCTTCTCTTGTTCATTCATAATCATAGCAACACTATGTTCTAAATCAAAAGATTTCTTACTGAATCCATTACCTTCATCAAGTAAATAATTATAAACAGCTTCATTTAATATAACATCTTGTTCACAATAATTTAACATTGCAGGTGTGTAGTTATCAAACTCTGGTTGTTCTTGTTTAGGAATACCTAATCTATAGCCCCAAGTTTTTAAACTATGTCCATTTTCTCTTACTGGATTATAAAGTCTTGACATAACTAAAGTATCAATAACATTACCTGTATACTTAAAATTATACAGATTTTTAAGAACAGGAATATCAAATCCAATAATATTATGTCCTATTAAAGTATCTGCATTTTGTAATAACTCAATACCTTTATCAATATTATCTGGTGTAAATTTGTAAGATTTACCATTTAATTCTTTAGCTACAATGCACCATATTTTACTTGCATTTAAATCATCAGTTTCAATATCAAAAATAATCTTCATTATTAAATGTTTCCTCGTCTGTTATTTCATGTAATCTACCAGTATCTATATCATATTTTAAACTACAAGCCATACCTGTGTCTCCTGTATATCGTGACTTCAAGACTCTGACTTTAGTTATATTAGCTTCATCAGGATTTTCTGCCTGTTGATTTCTTTCTAATGCTATCACACAATCAGATAGTTGTGCAATACCTTGTGAACCTTTAAGATGTGATAATGATACTTCAATACCTTTCTCATGTCCTCTGTCTCCTGCAGCTCTTCTTAAATGTGATACTAATATCATACCTACACCTGTTTCTTCAACAAGACTACGCAATCTATTCATAAGCATATCAATACCTCTGCGTTCATCTCCTTCTGTTAATACATTGACAAGCATATGTAAGTGGTCAACCACTACCCAATCACATTCACAACCGACAATTATATATCTTAGTTTAGAAAAGATTTCATCTATGTCTGTTGCTCCTAAATGAGCATGGATAAATACTCTACCTTCTTGTATTGCACTATCAAATAAAGTGTGCAGTTCTTCATCTGTATACTTAGCTCGTTTCTCTGATAAATATATTCTATCATTAGCTTCGATAGATACAATTCCGTCAGCAGTTCTTAACCAGTTTTCTTCTAATGCTATAATACCTACATTATCTTTTGTGTTTTTAATAAGATGATGTTCAAGTTCTCTAGTCACACTAGATTTACCAAGTCCTGTGCCACCAGTAAGAGTAACGAGTTCTCCTTTACGCAAACCATAAAGCTTTTTATTTAAACCTTCCCAAGGATATGCAATACTTTCTTTTACTTCTCTGTTTAACCAATCATCCTTTTTACTAGATAGTTCCATAATACCAGAAGGTGTATAGGTTTTAGCCTCCCACCATGCTGTTGAAAACTCTTGGAACTTTTTCTTGGCTAACATTTCATTAGCATCTTTATATCCATTTGGTAAGTTTATTATTTTAGCTTTACTTGGCTTGAGTATTCTAGCTACTTGTCTTGCAGCTTCAATACCTGCCTTGTCATTATCAAAACACAAGACTACATTATCAAAGCTTTCTACGAACTCAATACTTTCTCGTATATCTTTAACAGCAGAAGATGCTCCTCGTTTAATAGATACAACACTAGACTTGCCTTGCATTAATTCATAGACTGCCATAGCATCACATTCACCTTCTGTTATTGTAAGATACTTACCACCTTTATTACGATACAGTTGTTCTCCAAACAATCCTGTGCCTTGAAATGTACCATTACATGCAAAGTTTTTATTGTCTACATATCTGGTCTTGGTTGCAACTATCTCACTACCATTGTGAAATGGATAGATGTGTTGTTTAACTTGACCATTGTTATCTTTAACAACTTTGACACCAAACTTTCTTGCAGTAGCCTCTGATATATTTCTATCAGTCAAAGCTCCATATACTCCTGTATATGAATTAAGAAATGATGTTTCAGGTTGTTTCATTGGTATAACTGTATCACTATCTGCATTGTCATAGTCTGGAAAAAATGTATTACAACTAAAACATTTTGCAGAACCATTGTCGTTTAATGAAACAGCATCACTACTATCACATTTCGGACATGGTAATTTATGTTTTACAAATTGTGTATTCAATTCTATCTCCTATAAAATTGAGGTGCATTTTCATACACCTCATTATAATTAAGAGTCTTCTTCGGTTGAAGTTTCCTCTTCTTCTTCTGTTGGTGTCTCCACCACAGCTTCAGGACAATCAGCTAGTAATGTTTCAAGATTACCTTGATGTCCCTGTGTAGCAAAGTTTAGTGCTTCAATTAAAGTATTTAATGTTCCCATTTTATTTATACTAACATTAGCATTCATTCTGGAATCACTATTTTCTATCTTTGAAACATCATAAACTGTTTCGCCACTATCATTTCTGATGGTAATAATCATTACTAAAACTCCTCATTATCATCAAAAAATTCTGACCCGTCTTCAGCTTTGTATTCAACAAGCTCAATGACTTGTACACCCTGTAAGTCAAGACTTTTACCAGACTTACCTGCATACTCCCATTCATATTCGCTACATTGAACTCTAACCTTAGAGCCATTTCCTACAGCAAGATTAATGTCTTGCTTATTTTGGTCAAGCAATCTAGGAGCATTCCTAACTATTCCATTAGGACCATTCACTTTACGCTTGATTACTAAAGCAGGACCTTCATCCATTTGCTTTACTGTATGTCCACGACCTGCAAAATCATCTGCAGTAGCTTGGTCAACTACCAAGTTAATCGTATACATAGGTTCAAAAGTCGTATTAGGTGTCTTAATACTTGCCCAATACGCAGTACCATTTACTATCATATTTAACCTCCTATGATATTAAGTTAATAAAGAGAGTTGTGAGCCAACTACTCTCGGAGTTGTGGTTAGAACCAAACCTACTAATACATGGAGATAGAGGGCTTGTTCGGTTGCTCGTTGTCTACCTTCCATAAAGTCTATCAGCTTTTTTGTTTGTTGTCAAGCATTTTCTAAAATATTATCTAATTTTTTTACATCAATGTCTTCTAACAATTCTACTATAAACTTTCCATTAACTTCCTCAACAATGTGAGGTATGTTTATGTCATGTTCTTTTTTTAAAAAGTCTACGCTTTTTGTAAATGTTTTGTATTCTTCTTTTGTTAAAGTTGATTTCATAAAACTTCCTCTAAACTATTTAAACCTTCCATTAATATTTGTTCATCTATTTGACTTCTTAAATTTCTTAATTCTGTCATGTTTACATCTTCAACACTCCACTCTTTACAATCTTTTGTTCGAGTAATATGTAGTATATCTTCAACACTTTCTATATTAACCATAGTATCAATAGCAGATACTATATTATTACAATATGTTTTTAATATATTTTTTTCTCCCTCAATCATAACTTTTATTATATATTCATCCATTATTTATGCCTCCTTATTTAAATCCCATTTAACAATATTATTATCTTTGCTAAATAATTTTTTCTTCTTTTGTTTATCTTTAAAAGCTAAAAACCATTTATCTCCATTTCTTTCTGCGTCTTTAAAAACTGCATTAGTAAATACAATTGGAATCAATACAGTTAGATGAGCTATAATACTAGTAATAGTATCATATCCATACCAACCTAAATAATATGTAGCTATAAATCCAAAAAACATTGACCACATTGTAAATAAAACTAACATAAAATATGCTTGTAATGAAGGTTCTTTAATATTTTTAAATGGATTATATTTTACATTCATAACTAAATTCCAACACTCTGATATCCAATAAAAAAAATTCTTCATGTTGCCCACCATTCTGGTTTATCTCTACCTTTCTCCCATTTTGCATAGTGTTTTTCATGGGTACAATAATCTCTGTATGCTTTAATAGGGTCATCATTTTTGTACTCATCAGGCATAGCCTGTGCAACTGGTGTTTTCTTATATGTAAGTTTAATATTAGCAGGTGTTCTAACTAAAGGCATTTTTAGTTTAGTTATACTTGCATGTTCTCTTCCATATCTAAATTTATATTCACTACCTAATGCTAAAAAGTGAGCATACAACCATAGATAATTAGCACTACATTCCCTTGCCCATATTGTGCATGGATGATTCCAATAAGCTTTTTTATACAAGCCATGTTTATTACAATAATCCTCACTACCTACTATTCTATGTGCTGTACATAACATCTGTGCTGTTTCCAATGGCATTTTTACCAGCATTTTATCTGGTTGTGCTTTTGCTGATGTTATTGGACACTCACTAAAATAAAATATATTCATCTTCCTTGTCCTCTATATGATTTATATGAACGCTTTTTATTTTTGTTCATATGTTTGGTTGATATTTTAATACGCCTAGAACGACCTCCTGTGCCTTGTGATGTGACCTTTTTAATATGTTCTATACTTTGTATTACTTTTGTTTTTTTAGCCATATTATATCTCTGTGCTACTATTTGCTATTTCTTTTATCATATTCCAACATCTTTCATCTTGTTTATTTTTTGAATCAACATTCATAGCAATTATAGCAAGAAGTAATGCTGAAATTATTCCTAAATACATAACATCTTTTATACAAAATACATTTTTTAATTTATTCATTTATTATCTCCTTTAATTCTTTATAACTATTAATGTGTGGATTTTGTTTTAATCTTTTCATTATCCATTTATCTGTCATGTATGACAAATGTAATTGCCCTCCACCAAATACATGAGTTTGGTCAGGTAATAATCCCTCAACATTGTCAACAGTAATAGTATTGGCTTGGTCTTCAGGTAATAGTTCCCTCAACCATTCAACCTGTATAGGTTTTATTTTTTTTCTTAATTTTTTTACTTGTTTTCCATTCATTTAAAATATTTTAAACTCCATATAAGGTTCTTCTCTATGTCCTTCTGGCAACCATTCTACCACATCTTTTATTTCTTGTAAAGATATATCTGTAGAAATACTATTACCTTCATCATCATGAGACATTATAAGTCCTCTACCTGCTAAAGTTCTACCATAAATAGTAAAGTATCTATTATCTTTTAATAGTCCTTCATCATCAATATATAAATCATCTTTATCTGATAGTGCTACAACATCAAATGTCCTACACTCTGTTAATAAATATATGTCTTCTATATTTCCTAATATGTTTACCTCTTTGATTGTTTCATCAAATGGATTTATTAATATTCCTCTCATTATTATAACCTCCCAGTTTCAAACATGTTTTCTGCAATAAAGAATAGTATATCTTCTCTATCATCATCTTCATGTAAATTATATACATCAGCAATAAAAGATACATGTTCTTCAAGTTCCCCTTGTTTATCAAGTTCTTCTACCTCTTGCATTATCTTTTCAAATGCTTTTTCATTGTGTTGATTGCTCATCATAATCTCCTCTAATAAATTTTCTTATTATTCTTATTGCATGAATAACATCTAGTTCCATAATATCTAGCCATTCTTCACGACTTTCACTATAATATCTCATGTCAGTAAACATGTCAACAGGTATTTTATTACCTAATACTTTTTGTATTTCTATTACTTGTCTAAGTTTCATAGTTATCTCCTTTTAATTCTATAGTATATCCTGCACTTTCAAATTCTGATTTAACAAAATCAAGTGTAAGTATATCATTAAATGTAGCATGATACTCGCCATTAACATACATTTTTAATGGTAAGTCCTTGCTATTTGGTTGTTGTTTTTGCCACCATTTCATATTATCTCCTTATATAATATGCTAGTTTTAGTTTTGGTAAGACTATATACTAGCAAACAGTCTTGCAATGCTGTGTTTTGTTATTTATCGACATTGAAACACCCACGCAGATGTGGAAAAATCAGTCTATCATGTATTCT